CTAATAAAATTCTATATCTAATACTTCTGTAACTCCGTCTTTTTTATCAATTTTGATATTCTCTATAAACATACTCATAAATTGTTTCTTTTCATCAGGAGATAGATGAAACCAATTCTTTTTGATATTATTCACTTTTTCTTTTATCACATCTACATCTATCTCTTGATGGTTATTCACCTCTAAAGTTTGTAACTTTTTTTTAGCAGAATTCAATAATATTTTTGTTTCATTCATCCGTTCTGTAAATTCATCGTCTGTCATTAAGTCGTTTGACCAAGCCTTTTGGTATTTTTCTCTTTGTTTTTCCACTTTTTTAACTTGTTTCTTTAGTATTTCTAATTCGTTATTTTCATTATTTATTTTAGGTACTTGTTCAAATTGTAAATTTGAAATGTAATTCATTAATGCAGATTCTACCTTTCTTTCACTAGTAGCAAAAGGTTTAGTTGTATGTTTATTCAATGCGCACGACTGGCATCGATATTGATTACACTCCACATGTTGCTCATCTTTTTTTCTGTAATATCTGGATCGTTCACTACTTAAACGATTCCCACAATTAGGGCATATTAATTTCATTTGATATATAAAAATTGAATGCGTTTGTCTCTTTTTTATGTTTTGTCTGCTAGATAATATTTTTTGTAATTGTATAAACCGCTCCTTAGTAAGGATTCCTTCATGTGCACCTTCAATTATTTCGTTAGACCACCTTATAGCCCCGTACATGGCGTTATTAGAAAGGATATCTAATATGGTACGTATATGCCATTTGTAGCCCCTTATAGGCTTAACATAGCTGTCTAGATGGATGGCGAGCTGTCTGATAGAGTAACCTTCTTCGATTTTTCTTACCATATCTAAAACCACTTTACTCTCAATCTCATTTATTACAAGTTTGTTATGTTTATTTTTATCGAATCCAAAAGGAGCTTTTGCTGAATATTCTCCTTGTCTAGCTTTTTCTAATTGCCCCATTCGTACACGTTCACCTAAATTTTCTCGTTCCCATTGAGCAAGTGCAGCAACAATTGTAATGAACATTCGTCCCATTGCTGTAGAAGTATCATACACCTCTGTTGCAGATTTAAAAGCACAGTTATATTTATCAAATGTATCAAGTAACTTGTACAAATCCATAACAGAACGAGTTAAACGATCTAAACGATAAACAAGAACAGTAGTGATTAAGCCTTGCTGAATATGATTTAATAAAATACTTAATTGTGGTCGATTGGTATCCTTTGCTGATACACCTTCATCCACATAAAACTTAAAATTATCCCAGTCTTGTGCTACACAATATGCTTTTAATTTCTCGCGTTGAGCTGAGATAGAAAAACCATCTCGTGCTTGTTCCTCTGTACTTACTCTTATATAAATCCCAACAGTCACTATTATCTCTCCTTTTAAAAAATAGGACAGCTGTACGGGCTGTCCATTAAATTCCTAGCGCTAAGGATTTAATTACTTTTGTATTAGTCTAATGAAACGAAGTACATTACTACTTTACCGTGTATTTTTATATTCGTGGCATCTTCGTAAGATACTGTGTAATCAAAGAAACAATTATCATAAGAATCTGGTCGGAATATTAAACGTTTATTATCCTTGTCATTAAAGAAACGCTTTACACAATAATCACAACCGTTACTAAAAACAACCATGTCATTATCATAAAGTTCTTCTAATGTCACTTCTTTTACAGCAATTAAAGAAGAATGAGGTATGACTTTATTCATTGAATCACCATTAACACGAGTCATAAAAATATCTTCTCTACCTGCCCATTTCCCCATTAATGAATCAGGAATACGTATAGTTTCCAAATCCATTTCTGTCATTCCGTCAACTTGTATAGGTAAACCAGCTGAAATTGAAGTTGGGAAATAAGTGTAATCAGATTCATTTACTAAAGAAATAATTTGATTATTAGTCTTATACACCTCATTTGTAGATGGAAACAGATCATTAATTGATATATCTAATGCTTGTGCAATTGCGAATAGCACATCTTGTTCAGGTTCATTTGTGCCATTTTCATAAGATGAAATTGTATTATGTTTTTTTCCTATTTGTAAACCTAATTCTTTTTGTGTCATTTTCTTTAGTTTCCTAAAGTTTTTAATTTGTTGACCAACATATTTAGAAACATCTTGTTTCATGAAGTTTCACCTCCTGTCTTATTTCATTATATCATATTTCATGAAGTTTTAAACTAAAAATTTCATATAACAAGAAAATAAATAATAAATTTCATAAAATATGAAAATAATTGTTGAATTATGTCATAACTTCACGTAATATGAAGTTGTCGAAAGTGAGGTGGATTATTTTGCAAAACAAACTAGTATCATTGCGTATGTATAATAGGTTAACACAACAAGATATGGCTAATTTAATAGGAACTGATAAAAGAACATATGTTAATAAAGAGCATGGAGTTACTCAATTTAAAGCCAATGAAATGTTCTTGATCGCTCAAAAGCTAGGCAAAGGTATTGAAGAAATTTTTTTACCAACAAACTTCATGAAACATGAAGTTTCAGAGACGGATGGTGCTATTAATGGAACGAACTGTATTGGATAATCCACCAAGTGAAGAAACAAAGTTAAGAATGGTGGAATTTTTCATGAAAACATCTATCCCTCGTATTTTAGAAGAAGAACGTAAAGAAAAACTAGATAAGGAAGGTGAATAATCATGAAAAACGGTAAAAATCCAACAAAAAAGGAAAAAATGCATATCGAATCATACAATTTAAATCCTGAACATTGGTTAATCTTTAAAAAAGTAAGTAACGAATTACATTTATTACATCGTTATACAAATACAACTAAAGTAATTCCAAAAGTATATTAATTAGGAGGAACGTAGCATGAATCAATTAACAGCAGCAAACGAACAAGCATTAGTATTTGAAAACAACGGAAAAGTAGTAACAGATAGTTTAATGATTGCTGAAATGTTCGAAAAGACACATGACAATGTATTAAAAGATATTAGAAAACAAATTGAATATGCGGGACCTGAATTTTCACTCGTAAATTTTCACGAGTCAAATTATGAAAATGAGCGTGGGCGAAAATACCTTAAGTACAACTTAACAGAAGAAGCTTTCACGCTAGTTGCAATGAGTTACAACACAAAAGAAGCTGTTCAAATGAAAATTAAGTTTATTGAAGAGTTTAAACGAATGAAACAACACATACAAAATCAGCAACAACTTCCTAAAGATCCGATGAGTATTCTGAAACTCACATTTAATGTTTTAGAAGGTCAAAAACAAGAAATTCAAGATATTAAATCAGATGTGAAGGATTTAAGAGAAAACGCTCCTTTATATGCTATCGAATGTGATGAAGTATCAAAGGTTGTAAGAAAGTTAGGTGTTCTTCTATTAGGTGGTAAGGAATCTAATGCTTATAGGGATGTTAGCCTTAGAAAAAAAGTATATAGCGATATTTATAGTCAATTACATAGAGAGTTTGGAATTAGTAGTTATAAAGCTATTAAACGTCATCATTTAGATAGAGCGATTCAAATCATTAATGAAGAATATTCACTTCCAATTATTTTAGAAGAAGAAATTACAGCTACAAATGCACAAATAAATATGGCGGAAGTTCAGTAGGAGGAGCAATCATGCAACAACAAATTTTAGTAATTGTTACGAGTTTATCCAGTACACCAAATGTTTTTGGATACAAAACAAAGGATGCCGCAAAAGAAGGAGTTCAAAAGTTGATTAAAAAAGGAACGAGTCCTAATTCAATTATTGTAGCTCAAGAACTACCTATGAACATCGATATTCAAGTGGATGTTGAATTTTAATAAGAAAGGTTTAGGTGAGCAAAGTAATGGAAGTCATGATTGATTTAAATACATTTGCTGATGGAGCACTTGCTGAAAGGTTTCATCAAGAGTTTGAGCGTGTAATGGAAAATATGGCGGATTTAAATACTGATCCTAAAAAAGCAAGAAAGATTGTTTTAACCCTTTCATTTGCTGGTGATAAAAAACGTGATGTATGGAATTGTCAGGTTCAAGCCACTTCGAAACTAGCACCAACAGAAGCGGTAGAGTCTAAGATTCTATTAGATATGGATCAAAACGGAAATTTAGTTGGTCAAGAGTTAGCTTCCGGGATCCAGGGACAGTTTTATATGGATCTACAGGGTGATGTGAAAACAGATGTTGGCCAACCTGTAGAAGAAGTAGAAGAAAAAGAACAAAATCAGGCTGCTGAGAAGCAAACAGTAGTAATCGATTATATGAAAAGTAAATCTAATTAAGAAAAGGGGAAATAAAAATGACTATGACAAGAGAAGCAATTGAAAAAGTATTAGAGATTGGAACGATTGAAACACATAAAATTGGGGAACAAACTTATTCAACACAACGATTACATCTTGTGCAAGAACCAACACCAGCAGAGATTATTGTTCGTAGTTTATCTGGTTTAGTAGGTTACGTGAAATCAGAATTTGACACAACTGAACCTGTAATGATTCATATTGTAAATCCAACAACGGTAAGTTGCTTTACTGCGGTTAATGGAGATAAGGCTAGAAGTACTTATATCGAAGCACAAGCATCCATTCCACGTTTTAATTTTGGAAATTTTTATGACAGAGAAGAATTTAATATTGCATTGCAATCAGGTTTTGTACAAAACAATCATCGCGACATCGTTTTACAGGTAGTTGGTACCGTTGTAGAAGAAGATGTAAAGGAAATTGGAGATGACGGTGTATCACAAGCTGTAACTGTGAAAACAGGGGTCGCTAGTAGAGGGAATGCAAAAGTACCAAATCCAGTTCAATTAAGTCCATATAGAACGTTTGTTGAAGTAGAACAACCAGAAAGTAAGTTTGTATTCAGGATGCGTGAAGGTGCTCGTTGTGGTTTGTTTGAAGCTGATGGTGGGGCTTGGAAATTAGAAGCAATGAATAACATTAAAGAGTACTTAAATAAAGCATTATCGCAAGAAGTGGAATCTAAAAAGGTGTTTATTTTAGCCTAATGGACATTATAACGGTAGAAAGTACAACGAATGTCTGTATCTTTGGATTAGGGATAGCGGTACTTGCGTATGGAGTTTATAAAGGCGGTACTTTCATTGAACGAAAGTTTGATGAAAGTGATCGTTTAGAAAGGGAGCGTTTAAACAATGGGAACCGAAAGCAGAGTGCTTCCAGAACATTTGATGATGGCATCAGAGTTAGAAAAAGAGCGTAAGGAATGCATACAGAACCGACAACTTTTATATAAACAAATGGAGCAAGCCAATAGAAACGGCGACAAAATTGCTTATGTTGAACTTCATGATTTATATCAAAAGCAAAATAGCAGAGATTTAGAAATATCAAAGGAGTTATCAGCCATGTACTTCAAAAAAATAAAAAACGATTCTTCTAAAGAAAGAAAAAAGGTTTTACAAGTAGCAGATCGTTTGGAAGAAGTGGGAGGAAGAAAAGAAGTTGTCGATAGTATTCGACGTAATTCATAAAAAAGAACCCGCTGCAACGGGTCCTATTAGAAAAAAATTTACTTGATAAGTATAGCATTAAATATAGTTCTTGAGAATTTATGAGGTGGCTTTTATGGGAATTATCCGAGTGAAAAAAGACAGCAATTATTCTGTCATAAATAATACCGGTTTAAAAGATGAAAGGTTGTCTTGGAAGGCAAAAGGGATTTTAGCTTATGCGCTTACATTACCTGATAATTGGACTTTTCATATAAGTGAGTTATCTCAACACGCCAAGGACGGGGAAGACTCGTTACGTTCAGGGTTTAAAGAGTTAAAAGCGCTAGGGTATATAAAGCGTTACCCTGTTCGTGATGAAAAGAGCAAGAAGATAACAAATTGGGAAACTGAAATTTATGAAACGCCAGATATGGGAAAGCCATATATGGAAGAGCCACTTATGGAAAAACCACATGTGGAAAAGCCACTTGTGGGAAACCTACATGTGGAAAATCCGACACTACTAAATACTAATATACTAAGTACTAATAAATTAAATACTAATATACAAAATACTAATTATTATCATGATGATAATAAAGAATCGAAATCACATGTATTAGTCGATGAAGAATTTAAGATCAGTTATAACTTTTTAAAAGGTGAAGGAATTCCGTTAAGTGAAATTGCCATTACGGAATTAGGAGAGTTTTGTGATTCGTTTGGTAGCGAATTAATTAAACATGCTGCTCACAAAGCTATTGATGAAAATAAGCCAAAATGGAATTACATTAAGGCCATTTTGAAAAGCTGGGAAAAGCAAAAAGTAAAAACATTAGATGATGTTGCTGCATTAGACAGACGCTTTGAAATGAGTAAGAACAAGCGATTGAATGGCTCGGGACCAGGTCATTCAAATAGAAAAGAAATTGTTCCAGATTGGTTACGTGAAGATGTTGAGCCAACTAAAAAAGAAATTGAAAAGCAAAACTCGCAATCTATTGATGAAGAGCGTGAGAGATTGCAAGAAATGCTAAACAAATATAAATCATAGGAGCGATTTACATGTTAAATCCATTTGAAGATGTAATTGGAGAAGAGTGTTATAAATGCGAAAATCCTTTTCCTGAGTCTGATATGAGTAAAATATATATTTCTGGTTTGGAAAGGACTTTATGCAAGCAGTGTAGAGAGCAGCTTGAACAGAAAGTAAAAGTGTTAGATTTTCGTGTCATTCATGATGTTCTAAAGGAATTAATAAAAGGATTCGGCCGCGAGAAAGTCCGTCAATTTGATTTAGTAACTGCAAAAAGATACGTGATTGACAACGGAGTAGATCTAATGATTGAAAAACGTGGTGGCAAGTTTAATCAAGAACCTTTAGGTGAATGTGTTTCCTTATCTACCAAAGAGTTAATTACAGTCATCGAATTTTTAATGAGAAAAATGAATCCTAATCTATGGATGAATGCGGTGATAGGGAATGTGTTAGATCAACAAATGATTATTACGCTTTCACCGATAGAAGGTGAATCAAATGACTGAACAAATCACAATAGATCATGATTTTATTTATGAGCCACTTATAGATACATACATGGTGGATATTGTTACAGAATCAGGATTTAAATTAGAATTTTGTGAAGCTGAAACGAAAGAAGAAGCGGCGTTAAAAATTCGTGAAAAATATCGTAAGAATTATAGTTTTAAGATTCGTAGTATTGAAGTTTCGAATAGATCGTTAAAAGAAATTCAAGAACTTAACTAACAATTGAATAGGAGAAGATACTCATGCGGAATCCATATGATTATTATATAACTCCAGAAGAATATGAGGCGGCTGCAAAGAATGGAATTAGTAATGAATTACTGACACGTAGGATTAGAAACTTGGGATGGGACAAAGAAATTGCAATGACAAAACCATCAAGATATAACGCAAATAGATGGAAAAACATTAAAGAAATAGCTTTGAAAAATGGTATCTCTCATTCAACTTATACAGCAAGAATAAAAAAAGGTTGGAGATTGATTGATGCAATCAGTAAGCCACCTATAGATAAGTATCAGGCATTAAAATTGGCGGAACAAGCCAATTCAAAATGTAAAAATAAAGTGTTAACTGATGGACAATCGGAACAAGCTGAATTAAATGGTATTAGTTATAGTACGGCACGTGACAGAGTTAAACGTTTGAAGTGGACTGTAGAAGAAGCCATAACAACTCCAGTGTTAACACGATCAGAATGTGGAAAGAAGGCAAAAGAAGCTTCACCTTGGTCAAAGTTGGTTATACCAGCAAGAGAAGAAATAATGAAGCGTAGAAAGCTAACTTATATAGCAAATTAGTTTGAATTCATAAATCTTTAATTAAGGAGAGATAGGAAATGAATTTACAAATTGATGAAAAGAAAGTAACTGCTGGTCAATGGATTGTATGTGAGTTGAAAGATAACAAATTCATCACACAAGTGAAACGAGTAATTAAGGATACCTTTAACAACAAAGTAGAGTTATGGGGATCGTGGGGATGTGAAGGAGCGATACATGGTGAGTGGGGCTACAATCATGCGAATGAATGTAGATATGCCACAGTTGAAGAAATCAATAAAGAAAGTGTGAGACGTGTATTTGCCCGAAAGGGACGTAAGCCGAATGAGTATCGTTCTGGTGATATTGTAACTGATGATGTGTATGCATATCGTGTGTTACATGTAATAGAAGATAGAGCAACTGTAGAACTCATGAATTCAAATCAGATGTATGAAGTTGCAACAGCTAATTTAGAAATCCTTTTCTTTGATGAGGATATGGCTGGATAAAAATATAAATTTTATTTTTTGAATGTTCTATATTTAAAAACAGAATAGAGCAAGCGCATAAATAGTTTGTTCTATTCCAAATAAAGGGTAAGGGGATTAATCTAAAATGCGATATGCAAGAGGCACTCAATATGGTTTATATGCATGCAAAGGTAACAATAAAGATTACAAACGGTTTAAAAAAGCTAGGAAAGGTATGGGGAATATAACTATTGAAGAGAACAAAACGTTATGGCCATACAAAGAAAAACTTGATCCAACGTTTAATTGGGACAGAATGATGCGAAGAGTTTGTTGGTCATTTGTGAATGGGGATACGGAAACTACTATGTTTGCACTCTTAAAATATACAAAAATGCCACGCTGGATTGCTGTGAAGCTAAAGAGAAAGGAGTGATGCAATGTTCTCGTTATTTGTAGGAATTATAGTGTTTATCATGGTGTTGTCATTTTTATGGATTGTAGCAGGTAAATTAGGAGTTTTTGAGTGTATTGGAAACGTAGTATTAAAAATTAAAAACATGTTCAAGGAGGAAAAATAAAATGAATACAAAGAAAATCGTAGGTGCGGCATTAGTAGGATTCAGTCTTTTAACAGGTGGAATTTTAACTGCAATGAGCGTAAAGGTGATTGACCAGGGACATGCAGGTGTTGTTTATAACAGAAGTACAGGAATTGAAAAGGAGACCTTAGGACAAGGATGGCACTTAGTTTCACCATTTAAACGTGTAACAGCTTATCCTATTTCAACAGAAACGGTTAAAGTGGATAAATTCAGCGTACAAACCAAAGATGGTAAGCCTCTAACAGTGAGTCTATCTTATGATTACATGAATGATGCAGAGAAACTTCCTAAGATTTATAACAAGTTCAAAGGACAAGCTCCAGATGTAATTGAAAATGGTTGGTTACAAACTCGACTTAAGAAAGCTACATTAAACGTTTTCTCTAACTATTCAGTTCTTGAGGTATTTCAACATCAAGGGGAGATTAACGGATCAATAGAAAAAGAGTTTAGAAAAATGGTAGACACTACTGGATTCTTAGTAGATTCCGTTACGTTAGAAGCACCTAAACCAGACGCAAATACAGCGAAAGCGATTCAAGGAGTAGTAGACGCTCAACAAAACCTTGAAAAAGCAGAGATTGAGAAAAAGCAAGCTACAATCAATGCAGAGAAAGCCATTGAGGAAGCAAGAGGAAAAGCTGAAGCAAATGAGATTATTAAGAAGTCTTTAACACCAGAAATTGTAGAAATTAAAAAGATAGAAAAATGGGATGGTAAGTTACCGCAAGTGAGTGGAGAAGCTAATCCATTGGTTCAAGTTAAGTAAATAATTCAATCTGGACTTCTTGAAATGTAGGAGTCCAGATATTTATACAAAATAATTATTTTAGTGGAAAGAGACGGTGTATCATGGGTTACGCAAATAGAGGAATGTCATTTGAGCTTTTATTAAACAATACATGCCGTATGTATAAAGCGGCGAATGTAGGAGTATTTAATAAGCGCCCTACACCAATAAAAGTGATAAAGACAGATAAGAAAGGCAATATAACTAAAAGTGCATGGGAAAGTAAATCTACAGTAGATTATGACGGTGTGTACAAAGGAAGAGCTGTTTATTTTGAAGCGAAATCTACTGAAAAAAGCACGAGCTTCCCGTTAGATAATATAAGTAGGCACCAGATTGACTATTTAAAGGATACACAAGAACAGGGAGCACTTTGTTTCTTTTTAATAGAATTCAGAACGGATCAGGTTATTTATTTTGTTCCTGTTTCTGTAGTAGCAGAATACTATGAAGCTATGCTGTATGACGGAGGAAGAAAGTCTATTCCAAGAGAGGAATTTGAGAAAAGAGCGTATGTAGTACCACAAACTAATAGAGCACCTGTTGATTATTTATATCATGTAGATAAGTTAGGAATGGTTACTATATGAGTCCAAAAGAAGCGAGAATGGAAGTAATAGGATTAACAGATAATCATTGCCGTCAGTGTGACAATAAATGTTCTCGCGATTTTGTGTATTGTTGGACAAAGTGTGAAGTAGGGAAGAGATTGAATGAAATAGGGGTTGTTTTGGGTGGTAAAGTTTTTGTTAAAACATCCATACAGAGAACAGAAGATGAATGGAATGAAATTTGTGAAGAAACCATGAAACTTAAAGAACATGGAATGAAATATATTGAAATTGCTAAAAAGTTTAATGTGAGTTACGGGCATTTAAGAAAACAGTTAAATAAACGTAACGTGAAGAAATGAGTTTACATGGTAAAAGAGGAAGCAGGTGAACCAACCCTTGTTTGAATGGTTTAAAGATTATAAAAAGTTGGAAGATGAAATCATTTATTTAGAAAATAAATTGCATAGAAGTAAAAGAGAATTAATGCGTTGGAGTGTTGGTGATTTATCTAAGTATAAGTTAACTGCTGAATCGGATGGTGCGAAATTAGAAGAGCACATAGCCGCTATAGAATATGAACTAGCGAATAAGATGAACGATCAGTACGACCTCAAAATATTAATTAGTAAGTTTGAAGGGCTAGAAAATAAAATTCTATTTGGTAAGTATGTACAACGAAAAACATTAGAATCTATAGCTAGGGAATTGGGCTATAGTAGTAGTTATGTATATCAGAAGCATGCTGAAATTTCTAGAAGGATAAAGCTTGCTGAAGAACTTACACTTTTCTTACAGTAAGTTTTACATATGGTATCTATTGAAAAAATGAATTATAGTAATAGCATAGAATTTTACGTAAGAGCGACTGGTGCATGGTTGCTCTTTTCTATTTTTAATAGTAACTGTAAAATTTTAATGGGTTGGTTACCGAATAAAGCTTTATGGATGTCTGTTTGAATGGACTGGCGTTTATAGGGCAAGTACATAATTACAAAGATAACTTTCGAATCTAATTGTGATTATGCAGGAATACAAAAATAATTAAACGGTCCATAAGGAGAGCTTTTGCTCTTCTTTGAGCTGATACGTGCCTATCTATAGTGTCGGTTCAAAGAAGAATAAAAAAATGAATATGAGTAACAAATAGCTTATATAAAAAAGAGGACGCTCATGGCGTCCTTTATGGTGTATTCTTTTTATCTTTAATGCCCAAATGCATTTCCAAACCTTCTACAAGGATCTCGGAAAAATTAACGCCTTTATGAGTTGCGTATTCTTCTAACCAAGAAGGAAGAGTTACATTTTTTCTTTTATAAGTTGTTTTGTCTTTATTTCTAAGTGGTGGCATCCAAACATCAATTAAAAAAGAATTTTCGTCTTTATCTAATTCTAATTTATCAATTGGTGTCGGTTCGGGAATTGATTCATTATCCTTTTCCATACCATATAAGTGAAGTCCTAATGCTTCTCTACCTTCCTTTAAAGCATCTTCTTGTGTATCTGCATGAGAAACGCAACCAGGAAGGTCTGGAAAGTAAATACCGTAACCATCTGAAGACTTTTCAAGGATAGCGGGATAAACGTAATAGTCTTTTTTCATAATTTGTTTTTATAACGATTTCTTGTATAATTAGGGAAAGCAAGGGGTGGTTTATCACCAACCCGCTTGCTTATAGATTGAGCGAAGTGTACCTTTTGGAATATCCTTGCACGGATGTTTCACAGTCACTTTGCCAATCTTAGAAGGATGTTTGAACTGATGGTGGCTGCCTTCAATGTTCACTATAAACCATCCTTCTTTTTTTAACCTCTTAATTACTTCCCTACTAGAAATCGTTATTACCTCCTTTCAACTTTCTATATTTATTATAACACGCATCGCGATGCGTATAAATAGATAAAGGTGAATTACTCTGTTTTTTTATATGTTTTTTATGAATATATCAGTATATCGAGCACCCAAATTGGGTGCTTTTTATTATGTAAAAATTTCATAGGTGGTGGATATCGTGGACGTATACAAAAAGCGTATTGAATCCTTAGAGGAACTACATAAAGTTATGGAAGCGCTGGATACATTAGGAAAAGAGTACATAATGCAAAAGAAAATTGAGTATAAGACTGTACCAATTAATAAACACAAATATCCGGTTAATGTTTGGTTTATTGAAGAAGTTAATACATCTAAAGTTATTTCTGATGGTAATGAAATAGTGAAACTTGTTTGTAATGATTGTGGGACATCGTTTAGAGGAGAAAGAAAAAGATTGGAAGGGAGAAGTTGTATTTATTGTTTTAAACACAATACAACAATCGTTTTATTAGATAAGGAGTGAGTAAGATGAATGAAGGGAAAAAGTATTTTAATAAAGCTAAATGTTTAGTATGTGGTCATATGGATAAAGTTTATCATCCATCTAAAGAAGAGTATCGAGAAGTAACAGTTTGTCCAAAATGTAATGGTGCTTTTGTAGATGTGTGGGTGATTAATAATTATAAACGACAATCAAATGATACAAAAAAGAATATTCAAGGATTAACAATTGAATTAAATGTTGAAACAACTGAAGCATTAAAAGGAATTAAAGAAGTAACGGAAGCTGCTAATGAATGTACGGCTGCATTGGAGAAGTTGGAAAAGGTTATGAGTAGGTTTAAGGGAAAGAGCGCACTGAAAGATATTACAGTAGAATGTCCCATCGTTTTAAATGGTAAGAAGATGGCTTCAGAAATTGTCAAACGTATTAATGATAGTGATTCAAACATTCAGATATAAATTATATTTGTTGTTAAGGAAAGATAAGCGCAAACGTGTTGCATTTGATAGAGAAGGAGTGAGGTAGATGCAATTAACTAAACTTGAGAAGATAGGTATTGTTAGCTCAATCCTCGTAGCGGTAGGTGAGGATGCACTTGCTAAACATATTGACTTACAACGATTAGAAGAAGAGTTCGGACCGATAGTAAACGGTGCAACAGAGAAAGAGTGTGGAGAAGCGACATTAAGTGTACTAAATAAAATGATTGCTAGTTTATTAGAAGATAAGGGGTGAGGGTAATTGGACAGCGTTTTAAATGGTAAGATTGCTGCGCTTGGTCTTATGCTCATTGATAAGAAAGCATATATCAAATACCTTAAACCTCTTGAAAAAGCACATAAAAAAGCTGGAATAGATGTTAAGTATTACAAGCTATATGACGGGAAACCTATGTTTTATTCCGTGGAATACCTGAAACAAACATCAATAAAAGAATTACTAGAAAGAGACAGACGGAGAAAGGATTTAAACATAAGGGGTGAGGATAGATGCAACTAACTAAGCTTGAAAAAGCAATTGCAATTAGTACGCTTATACATTCGGTTGGGGTAGATGATATTGAAGAGTATGTAGATGTAGAGAAGTTGCCAATCTTAATTGAAGTAATAGAAGGATTTCATAACAATCTAACACCAGCAGCAAAGAAAGAAGCCGATATAAGTTTAATGAATAAACTAATTGACGATCTATTAAGAAGTAAAAGGGTACAAAAGATTGTACAGTTTAGGTGTGAAGCATGTGGATATACGGAACAGTATAGTGAACGAATAGCGAAATCAAAGGACGGATTACGCTGCAAGTGGTGTGTAGATGGTGGTGTAATGTGTAATGAAGGAATACAAAACTAAACAGCAGAAGCGTAAGTTCTATGACAGTGGTGAGTGGAAGAGTGTACGTGAACAAGTAAAGAAGCGTGACAACTATGAGTGCCAAGAGTGTAAACGAAATGGTCGAGTACAAACAGATACCAATGAGTACAGTGAGAGTGCAAAGCGTAAGAAGATTCAGTTGGTTGTCCATCATATAAAAGAGCTCGAGTATCATCCAGAACTTGCATTAGAAATGGATAACTTAGAAACAGTCTGTGTGGATTGCCATAATAAAGAACACGGTAGGACATTCAAAAAGAAACCGAACAAATGGGAAAACGATGAAAAGTGGTAAAAATGGTTCGATAATAATACCCCCCCTTAAAATATTTCATCAAAAAATGCTCTAAGGGGCACCGGAGGAGGGGGTTAACTGTCAGGTTTTTTTCGAAAATACGCGCGTAAGGGGGGGTGGGTAGATGGCTGTTAGTATTGTAAGGTTAAAGGAACAGTTAATGAATAGTATTGATACGAAAGATTTAGTTGAAGTTGAAAAGGTGGAACGCTATATTGATCTAGTTAAAGCATTTCGAAAAATTAATAAAACGATAACCAAAGAAGGGGAATCCGTAACAATCAAAAATGGAACCCAAGTTTTCGTTAAGGCCCACCCTCTTATAAGTGAGAGGAATAAAATTAACAGTTCTTTAATTGCGTTAGGGAGAGATATAAAGTTTGTTGTTAAGAATACTATCCCTGATACAGGATATAACAAAAGTGATCTTACATGATTAAGCAAAAATATGTAGAAGAATATATTGAACTTTATCGAAGTGGGAAAGTGAAGTTCAATAAAGAAAGAGAACTGTTAATTGGATATCTAGAAAAATACGTTTTAAATAGAGACGATTTGTATTTTGATGATGAAATGATTGAGGATTGTATTAACTTCGGTGAGAAGTGGTATTTTCCGATGCAACCATTTCAAAAATTCTTAATAGCATTCGTCTTTTTGTTTTATAAGAAAAATGGACGTGTATTTTATCGTAAATTCCTATGGATGTTAGGGCGTGGCGGCGGTAAAAATGGTCTGATTTCTGTTATTATTCATTTTTTAATTAGTGAATTACATGGCATTCCAGAGTATAACATTTCAGTTGTTGCGAATAGTGAAGAACAGGCGAAAACAAGCCCTGATGAAGTTCATAAATGTGTGAAGAAGAATGAGGTCTTGAAAAGAGCCTTTAAAACAACGTTAACTCAAACGGTTTCAAAGGCTACTGAAAGTGTACTGAAGTTTAGGACTTCGAACGGTGATACAAAAGATGGTTTGCGTGATGGTGCGGTTGTATTTGATGAAATACATCAATACGAAAGTAATAAAGATGTCCGCGTTCATATCAGTGGTTTAGGGAAAAAGAAAAACCCACGTGAATTTTACATTGGTACAGATGGATATGTTCGTGACGGTTTCTTAGATAAGCAAAAAGAAAAGGCAATGAAGGTATTGAACGGTGAAGCACGTCCGAATGCTGTCTTTCCTTTTATCTGTAAATTGAATGATGAAACTGAAGTGGATGATATTGATAATTGGGAACTTGCTAATCCTATGTTATCTAAACCATTGAGCGAATATGCTGAGGGGTTACTTGAAACTATAAAAGAAGAATACGAAGATTTAGAAGATGACCCAAGTAATAGAGAAGAGTTCATGACAAAACGAATGAATTTACCTGTTACAGATTTAGAAAGGTCAGTTGCAAAATGGGAAGAGATTGCAGCAACTAATCGTGAATTGCCAGATTTACGAGGTCATGAATGTATTGGTGCGCTTGATTATGCAAGTATTCGTGATTTCGCATCATGTGGATTACTTTTTAGAAGTAAGGGTGATTATTTATGGAATTCTCATTCGTATGCTAGAAAGGAATTCGTTGATAAATATTATAGTTATTCGAAAAAACAGGATGCTGAAATAGCTGGTAAGAAGAAGTTTGCACCAATTCGAGAATGGGAAGAGCAAGATCTGCTGACAGTTGTGGAAGGCGAAACAATTGATCCAAATACCATCGTTGCTTGGTTTGTTGAAATGCGAAACTATTATGATATCAAAAAAATCATAATGGATAATTATCGTGCAGATTTATTAAGAACACTTTTTGAGGACGCTGGATTTGAAGTTGAAGTAATTAGAAATCCGAGAGCTATTCATGGTTTGCTTGCTCCTAGAATTGAAGTTGCATTCGCACATCGTCAAATTGTATTTGGTGATAATCCGTTAATGCGTTGGTATACCAATAATGTACTCGTTGTTATTAAAAAAGATGGAAATAAAATGTATGAGAAGAAAGAACCAGTTCGTAGAAAAACAGATGGATTCCAGGCGTTTGTACATGCTATGTATCGAGCGGATGAGGTAAGAGAAACAGATGTTGGCGCAGCGCTAGACTTGCTGAATGCATTAAACTTTTAAGAAAGGGGTGAGGAGGAAATATGAGTTGGTTGTCGGATGTACTTGGTAAAAATAAAGAGATTAATACAATGCTAAATGATTTTGATTTCTTTGGTATTGAAACGAATCAAAGAGCGTATTTAAAAAAAGTAGCTTTAGAAACTTGTATTAATTTTATTGCTCGAACCGTTTCGCTGTCTGAATTTCGGATGATGAAAAAGGATACACGTCAATATAATGATTGGCATTACTTATTGAATATTAGACCGAATACAGATCAAAGTGCCGCTGACTTTTGGCAAGATTTTGTGTACAAATTGATACTTGATAATGAAGTGTTGGCAATTCTTACAGATCAAAATGATTTACTCATTGCTGATCATTTTGACCGTGTTGAATATGCAGTATACCCTGATGTATTTAAAAATGTAACCGTAAAGGATTACACGTTTCAAAGGTCATTTCAAATGGATGAGGTTATCTACATTACTTATAACAATGAAGAATTGACAAAATTCATGAGTGGAATATTTAAAGATTACACTCAACTGTTTAGTCGTATGATTGAGACAAATATGTTTTCTAATCAAATACGTGCAACCGCTGAGATGGAATCTGCACAGAATTTGGAAGGGGAAAACCTTACTAAATTACAAAGCTTTATGGATAAATTGTTTGGGGCGTTTCGTAAAAATGCTTTTGCAATTGTTCCAAAGATAAAGGGTTTTAATTATACGGAAATTGCCGATGGTTCAAATAATGGAAGGTCTGTAGAGGAACTATCTAAATTAAAAAAAGATTTAATAGATCATGTGGCTAATATTTTAGGTATTCCTACGGCATTAGTTCGTGGCGATATGGGAGATTACGAAACATCAATTAAAGCGTATATAAAGTTTTGTATTAGTCCTCTGATTAAAAAGATTGAAGATGAATTAAATGCGAAATTAATTGAAAAAAAGAATTTCCTATCAGGAGAAAAAATTGAAGTAACAGGCGTGAAAGAGAAAGATATTATAGATCATGCTGAGGCTGTTGATAAATTAGTAGCCAGTGGTGCATTCACTAGAAATGAGGTGAGGAAGTTGTTTGGTGCTGAACGCTCTAATAATCCAGAACTAGATGAATTTGTAATTACGAAGAATTATCAATCTGCAAATTCAATTGAAGGAGGTGATAAGAATGAAAAATAAAATACAACATATTCCTTATCAGTTTTCTAATGCAGTTAATCCAGAAAATGATGAGCACGAAATGGTGTTATCAGGTTATATCGGTAGTAGCAGTTGGTGGTACGATGCTATTAGTGCTGAAAGTGTAAGAAGCGCTTTGAAAGAAGTTAGAGCATCTACAGTTAAAATTAAACTAAACAGTGGTGGTGGGGATGCCGATCAAGGTGTTGAGATTTATAATTACTTAAAGGACTTAGATAAAAAAGTCATTGTGGAAGTTACATCACTAGCAGCTTCTGCTGCATCGATTATTGCAATGGCTGCTGACGAGATTGTTATGCGCACAGGCTCACGAATGATGATTCATGAAGCGTCAACAATAGCTTATGGGAACAAGCAGGATATTCAAAAAACATTGAATGCACTCGAAGCGTATGATGAGTCGATAGTTTCAATTTATCAGCAAAAAACAGGTAAAAGTCGTGAAGAGATTACAGATTTATTAGAAGCTGAAACGTGGTTTACTGCTGAACAAGCAGTACAAGAAGGTTTTGCTGACAAAGTAGAATTTGATAATCGAGAAAGTGATAGTGGTATTACTGATGAACAGTTGGAACAGATTATTAATAGGGTAACGAATAACTTACAACAAAATATGAATTTATCAAATAAACCTAATCCAGAACCACCACATTTACAAGTGGAGGGCAATCAAAAACGTAAAAGGTTTTTTTAATTCTCAAAAATTAGGAGGAAACAATTATGGTTATGAAAATTAAAGGTACAATGGAAAACTTTGAAGCGAAAAAACAAGCATATATGAATCTGGTGAAAGCGGAAGATACAAAAATGGAGGATTTATCAGCTGCATTTGATGATATGTTTGATACTCTTGTAACGGATTTATCAGAAAAAATTTCAGCACAAGCACGTATCGAAGCGCAAGACGCTCAAATTTTGACGTCACGTGGACAAAACGTTTTAACGTCTGAAGAACGTAAATTCTTTAATACAGTTGTACAAGATGGGGGATTTAAGGATGATTCAATTCTTCCATATACTACACAAGAACGTGTATTTGAAGATTTAGTAACTGAACATCCATTACTTGAAGCAATTGGAATGCAAGATTTAGGAGCAGTAACGAAGTTTATTTATTCTGACGCAACAAAAGCATATGCATGGGGAGAATTATTCGGTGATATTAGAGGGCAAATAAATGCAGCCTTTAGAGAAGAACAAATTGGACAACTTAAATTAACTGCATTTAGTGCTATTCCAAATGACATGCTTGAATTAGGACCAGTATGGGTAGAGCGTTACGTTCGAACATTATTAGTAGAAAGTTATTCTGTTGGTTTAGAGTTTGGCTTTGTAAATGGTGGTGGATCAGTAGCACATCAACCTGTAGGTTTAATGAAAGATGTAAATGCAACTACAGGCGCGGTTACTGATAAAAAATCATCCGGTACACTAACATTTGCTCCTTCTGAAAATGGTGAAGTAATTGCTGGTGAGCTTTATGAAGTAGTAAAAGCTTTATCTGTTGATGGAAAAGGAAAATCTCGTAAAGTGTTAAATAAAATTGTGATGGTTGTCAATCCTGTAGATGCAATTGGTGTACAAGCACGTAACACAATTCAAACTGCTAATGGCCAATGGGTAATGGCATTACCTTATAACATTCAAACTGTTGAATCTGAAGAAGTTCCAGTTGGAAAAGCGTTATTCTTTGTGAAAGGACAATATATCGCAGCAATAGCAGGTGGATACAAACTTAAAAAGTTTGACCAAACATTAGCGATTGAAGATGCTACGCTTTATACAATCAAACAGTTTGCTAATGGTAAACCAAAAGATAATAAAGCAGCTCTTGTTTATGATTTGAAAATTTCTTTCACACCACCAACTCCACCAGCAACTAAATAAGGAATGATGTGAATGGATAAGGTAATTTCAAATGAAATATTACAGCAATTCAAAGATAGGATGCGATTAGGTGATGATGAAGATGCAAACCTAAGACGCATCCTATTTGCATCCAATAAAGATTTAACTAGGGTTTGTGGTAATTATGATCTTAATATTGACGAGGTGTTCAAGGAATTAGTCTTTGAACGCTCTCGTTATGTTTATAACGATGCCTTAGAGTATTTTGATAAGAATTTTTTAAGCCAGATTAATAGTTTAAGCATTGGAAAAGCTTTAGAAGAAATTAAGTTGGACGGTGATTAATATGCGTCCTTTTCAGTATAAAAAACCGCTGAATACAGGTGATTTCAGGAATCGAATTAGCATTGAGCAACCTGTAGTAATAAAAGATGAATTAAATCAAGTAATCGAAACATCTTGGCAAGAATTAAAGAAAGCCTGGTCAATGATAAAAACGATGAAAGGTTCCGAGTACATTGAAGCTTCAGCTTCACAAGCTACACGGGTTTATCGTTTTGTGATTCCTTATACTTCTGATATTACAGAAGAAATGCGAATCAATATGAAAGGCCGTATCTTTGATATTATCGAACCGCCAATGAATGATGATGAAATGTATCAAACATTGACTATTATCGCAAAGGAGCATGTTTAATATGAACGATTTTGCGGGAGAGCTTGCTAGAGAATTACAAAGATATGCAAATGTTGTGGAAGAAGAATTACTGACAGCGCAAGAAGATGTAGCTGATATCGCTGTAGATAAGTTAAGACAAAATAGTCCTAAAAAAACAGGTGGTTATCGAAAAGGCTGGCGTAAGAAAAAAGTTGATAAAGCTGTTGTTATCCATAATACAAAAGGGCAATTGACGCATCTTTTAGAAAATGGTCATGCGAAAGCTGATGGTGGACGAGTACCAGAGAAAGTACATATTCGTCCAGTTGAAGAGTATGTAATTGATGAATTGCCAAGACGTATTGAAAGGGCGCTTGAATAATGATATTAGGTGAATTAACAAAAATTCTTGAAGCTACAGGTTATCCTGTGGCTTATTCGCATTTCACAGCAACACCTGGTAATCCAGTTCCGGAGCCGCCTTATATCTGTTTTCTTGTGGATGGTTCAGCAAATTTAATGGCTGATAACAAGGTCTATCACAAGATAAATGATGTAAATATCGAACTTTATACCACAAAAAAGGACTTGGTTGCAGAAGCCAAGCTGGAAAAGGCCCTAGACGATCATGAAATACCTTATGACTCGTATGGGATTTTTATTGAATCTGAGAAATTATTTCAAAAAACATATGAAACGAGGTTGTTGTAAATGAATGAAAACAAGGTAACATTCGGTTTGAAAAATGTACATTACGTGCCATTTGATATTAAAGATTTCTTAGTTACATTTGGGACACCAATGCCATTACCTGGTGGAGTTGAACTAACATTTGAGCCACGCGGTGATTTAATTGAATTCTATGCAGATGACATGCTTTATTACGCGGCAAGTAATAATCAGGGTTACGACGGAACATTAAGTATTGCTACTATTCCAGAAAAGTTTGCTATTGATGCACTCGGTGAAGAATTAGACGAAACGGATGGCGTATTAAATGAATTAGCTGATGCAAAAGGAAAACCATTCGCTTTATTATTTGAGTTTGATGGTGACGTGAATGCAACTCGACATGTTATGTATAACTGTTCAGCAAGTCGTCCAACACTTGCATCTAAAACAAAAACAAGTTCGGCTGAACCAAATACAAATGAACTGAAGTTTGTTTCTAGCCCAATTGTTTTAGTACCTGGTGGAAGACCAATGGTTAAAACGAAAACGACTGCTAAAACAACACAAGCAATTTATAACGACTGGTACAAAAAAGTATATGTAAAAACACCAGCAGCACCAAAAGGAGCGTAATAGTAAATGGAAAAGACAATTACAATAGACGGGAAACAAGTCCGATTAAAAAGTACAGCAGCTACTGTTAAACGATATAAAGCGCAATTCAGACGTGATTTATTTGCTGATATGTTTAAGTTAGGGATTTTGTCTCCTTCAAATCCTCAAGAGGGTTCACTAGCCACTATTGATTTAGCAAACGCAGATTTAAGTAAGCTAGATTTTGAAGTTGTATATGATTTAGTTTGGTTATATGCGAAAACAGCAAATCCAGAAATTGATGATCCAATTACATGGTTAGACGGTTTTGATGAATTCCCTATCTCAGAGATTATTCCAGAAATTATGGATATGATTCAAAGTACGATGGGCGCAAAAAAAAAATAAAGAAAAGTAATGGAGAGCAAGGGATGTTCAGTGATGAAGAATTAACCACTGATACGTTCCTTGCTCTTTGTTATAAAGCGAAATTAACGCATTGGGATTTGGAAGTCATGACAATTGGAGATTGTTTTGATTATATTGCAGAATTCGCTGAAATGGAGAATCCAGACAAAGAAAAAGTCAGAAAAGCAAACCAAAAAGACTTTGATTCATTCTAAGAAAGGGGTGAAAGAATGGCTGGAGGAAAAATCAAAGGGATTACGATTGAAATTGGTGGGAATACGCAGCCGTTACAAAACGCTTTAAAAGATGTAAATAAACAGAGTGATAGCTTAGCGACCGAACTGAAAGAGGTAGAGCGCCTTTTAAAATTTAATCCTGGTAATGTGGAAGCATTAGCCCAAAAACAACAGTTGCTTACACAACAAATTGAAAACACTACACAAAAGCTCGATAAATTAAAAGAAGCGGAGCAGCAGGTTCAAGCGCAATTCCAAAACGGAAAGATATCGGAAGAACAATATCGTGCATTTAGACGTGAAATTGAATTTACACAAGGGTCACTTGATGGTTTGAAAAATAAGCTTGGTAATATGAAAGCTGAACAAGAAAATGTGGCAAGTTCAACAAGACAATTAGAAACGTTTTTTAGCGCTACAGGCAAAAGCGTGGATGATTTTGCAGGTGCATTAGGTAATCGTCTTGTAAATGCAATTAAAAGTGGATCGGCTACAAGTCGACAGTTAGAACAAGCAATTGGTCTTATTGGTCGTGAAGCTTTAGGAACTGAAGCTGATATTGAAAAGTTACAACGTGCGCTACGATCTGTGGATGCTGGGAATTCAATTCAGCAAGTACGGAATGAACTGAGAGATTTACAACAAGAAGCTGGGAGAACTGAGAAAAAGTTTGAAGGACTCAAAGTAGGACTCGAAAACGTCATTGGTGGAATGGCAGCTGGTGGCGGAATCGCAACAGCAGTTGAAAAAGCAATGGATATGTCAAAATTGAAAACTAAGATTGATATCACTTTTGATGTTCCAGAGTCTTCGAAAAAATCAGTGGAAGAAGCTATTAGGGGCGTTAGTACGTATGGTATTGATGCTGAAGAAGCATTAGAAGGTGTTCGCCGACAATGGGCATTAAATAAGGATGCTTCTGATGAAACAAATGCCGCTGTGGTTAAAGGGGCAGCGACTATTGCAGCATCCTACGCTGGAATTGATTTTAATGAACTTATACAAGAAACCAATGAGGTTGGTGCAACGCTAGGTATTACGAACGAGGAAGCATTGGGGTTAGTGAATACATTATTAAAAACGGGATTTCCCCCAGAACAATTAGATATTATCGCAGAATATGGGGATCAGATGATTCAAGCTGGATTTTCGGCAAAAGAAGTCCAAGGAATTATGTCAGCAGGAGTAGATACTAAAAGTTGGAATATAGATAACCTATTGGATAAAAAATTGTCCCTATGAGTGGTGACATTCATAGAAAACTCCCTTAATTCAGTGGAACTCTCAAAAGAGACAATACTGAGCGAAGCCTTTAACAAAGGAACGTGCAACGACTAGCTGAAAAGCGTAGGGTGTAAGCCAATGACATCCGAAATGGGGAGCATCTTATATAAAAGATGATGATATAGTCTGGTCTGTATAGTGATGTACAGAAGTTCATAAGAGAACTGGCAGGATGTTGCGAATCCTGTTGAACATATCGGGTGTAAAAGAAGGTCGTATTAAAATGGCCGAATTTGGTGCGGGTGTAGATAAATCTATGCAAGAGGTTTTAGATAAAACAAAAATCTCGGCGGATCAGTTTGAAAAATGGGGTCAGGCAATTGCTGGCGGTGGTGAAAATGGACAAAAGGCTATGCTTGAAGCAACTAAGGCTTTAGCTGGTGTTGAAAATGCAACAGACAGAAATGCACTTGGCACGAAGATGTTCGGTACTCTTTGGGAAGACCAAGGGAAGAAAATCATCGATACCATTTTGAAAGCGGAAGGTAAACAAGTCGATTTAAAAAAAGGAGTAGAAGACTTACAGGGTGCTACTTCTAAAATAGATGCATCTCCAGCGGTTAAATTTCAACAAGCAATGCAAGATTTACAAGTTGCTCTTCAGCCTGTTCTTGCAGTTATAGCAGATCTTGTCTCTAAATTCTCTGAATGGATTTCTAGTAATCCTGAATTAGCAGCTACTTTGGCAGCTATCGCAGTTGCTATTGGTGTCATTTCTGGCGCGGTTATGGCTCTTGCTCCGATCGTTATGGCGGTCATGAGTTTGTTTAGTATTGGAGCGGCTGCAGCAGCAGGAATTGTTGCTGGTATTCCTCTTATCATAGCCGCTATAGCAGCTATAGGAATTGCCATCTATAAAAACTGGGATGATATCCAAAAATGGACCATCGAAGTTTGGAATTCCATTATAGAATTTCTAACAGGAATTTGGGAGGGAATATCCCAATGGGCAACTGAAATGTGGGAAAGTATGAGTGAATCTACTTCTTCAGCTTGGAATGCCATTAAAGAAATTTTAACAGAACTATGGAATGGAATCGTGGAGTCTCTATCTGAAACATGGAATTTGATTGTTGAAACGACTATGGAAACATGGAATGCCATCGTGGAGTATTTGACTGGGATTTGGGATGGAGTAGTTGAAACACTATCAGAAGTTTGGAATGGCATTAGTCAAACTACTTCTGAAGTGTGGACAGCGATTAGTGAGTTTTTCATTACTACTTGGAATGGACTAGTTGCCTTTCTAACTCCTATTTTACAAGGAATTGCTGATTTCTTCTCTATGATTTGGAATGGTATTTCCACAGTGATTCAAACTGTATGGGGTTTTATTACTCAATACTTACAAGCAATTTGGACGGCTATTTTATACTTTGCTACGCCGATATTTGAAAGTATCAAGAATTTCATTTCTGAATGTTGGAATACCATTAGTTCTACTACAAGTTTTGTATGGGAAACAATTAAGAATTTCTTAGTTTCCTGTTGGAATGGACTTGTAGCATTTGTTATGCCGATTTTTGAACAAATCAAGTCATGGATCATTGCTGTGTGGGATACAATCAGTTCAGCAACAATGTCTGTATGGAATGCTGTTAAGAATTTCTTACAATCATGTTGGAACGGTCTAGTAGCTTTTGTAACGCCAATATTCACCTCAATAAAAGATTGGTTTGTGAATACATGGAATACGATTAGTTCCACTACAAGTGCTGTATGGAATGCAATTAAAAGCTATCTTTCTAGTTTATGGAACTCAATTGTTTCTACAGCAAGTTCGGTATTCAATAACATCAAACAAGCTATCTCTACGGTTTGGAATATGATCAGTAGTACAAGTAGTAGTATCTGGAATGGTATTAAATCCACACTTTCAAACATTTGGGAAGGTATTAAATCAACCGCATCTTCTGTATGGAATGGATTGAAAGAAGCTATTATGACTCCTGTTCGTTGGGTAACAAACGCTGTTAGTGGGGCATTTGATGGAATGAAGTCAGCGGTATTAGGCGTTTGGGATGGAATTAAGAGTGGTATTCGTACAGCTATCAACGGAATCATTCGTATTATTAATAAATTTATAGATGGCTTTAATACACCAGCAGAATTGTTAAATGAAATTCCAGGAGTTAGCGCGCCGACTATTCCGCATGTACCAATGCTTGCGAAAGGCGGAAAACCTGTAGGAGATGGCTCATTTATTACTGGAGAAAAAGGACCCGAACTGTTTACTAAAAGAGGGAATTCTATCACAGTTACACCGTTATCTTCAAAAGAAAGATCCCTCGGTATTACTGGAACTATGAATCAATTAATGGGTGATATGAGCCGTATGATGGCTAGTTCTATGAATGAGTTATCCGGATTAAAGTCTGTCATGAGTGGTGTGTATGGAAGCATGTCAAATAGTAGACAAGCTATGGCAGGCAGCGTATCAAATCAAGTGATTAATTACGGATCTGGTTCATCAGGTGGTGGAGTAATTCCAATGCTTGGTGGTGATTTAGTTGTGGAAGTACCTGTTAGTTTAGAAGGAAGAGACGTGGCGCGCGGTACTTATCGTTATACAACCGAGTATCAAGAAAGAGAAGCAAAAAGAAACTCAGACTTTTAGGTTTGGGTTTCTTTTATAAAGAAATGAGGTGTCAAAATGAGCTCTTTCAAATTTAACAATGAACGTAAAAATTATATTCAAATTGCAAAAAGTTGGAAAAGACCAACTTGGGCACCGTTGAAACGGAATTTTCTAAGTACCCCAGGCTATCCAGGAGCAAGATTATTAAATACTCAAACAGAAATGCGTGTTTTATCAATTCCTGTAGGGGTCATAGTTCCTGATGATGCTGATTTAGAAATGGTAAAAGAAGAAATTGCAAGTTGGTTAATAACGGATCAACCAGTAGAGCTTATTTTTGATGTAGAACCAAATAGAACATATTTAGCGGTTGTGGATGATAGTTTTGATCTAGATGAATTTGTAACACTTGGGACAGGAACTCTTACGTTCATTTGTCCAATGCCATATAAGTTAGGTCCTGTACAAAAGAAAACCTTGGCTATCGCAAATGGTGACTTAAAAACTAGTTTTCTTAATAAAGGTTCTGTAGAGTCAAATCCAATTATTGATATAAAGGTGGGCGCACAGAGTCCTTATCTCGATGTATGGAATGATGATGAATATTTTAGGATTGGTTATCCCACAGGGGTAAAAACTCGTGTTGTGAAACAAAATGATCGTCTCATATGGGACGAAATGACTAATTTAACCATTTGGGAAGCGATAACTGGAAAAATAGGAATTTATAAAAGTTCAGGGGCTATGAAAGTTTGGCAAGGATACGCTTTTACACCCGATTCGTATGGAACAGGAGCGAATGATGAGTGGCATGGTCCATTTATGAAGAGAACAATTCCTAATACAAGTGGAGTTATTCAAGATTTTAAACTTGATGTACAAATGAAATTTCAGTCTGAACATTGGAACAGAATGGGCAAAACGGTAGTAATGCTTTTAGATGCTAATGACAATGTGATAGTTGAATTAGCAATGGCTGATGAATATATGAGTCATGAAATGACAACAGCGCAAGCAATTATTGATCCAGGAAGTTCTAGAAAGTGGATTGCTGACGAGAGGGGCATGTACTCTGATACATTTAACGACTTTAGAGGACACGTTTCAGTAGCTCGCAGAGGGAAAGAATGGAGCTTCTATTTTGCTAAATATCGTAAGAACACCGAAATAGATGATGCTAGTTTTGTTCGTACATGGCGAGACAATTCTGACAGTAACCCTATGACAGCTAGACCAGTAGCAAAAATAGCTGTAGGGTGTATTGCTTATGGTGCAAATCCGCCAGTTGATGTCGCGTTTATTGAAGATGTTAAGTTTTGGAAGATTAATACTTTAACAATAGACGAGACTCCTTATATTTTTGATATAGGAGACAAAATACAGATAGATACAGAAAGATCATTAGTAACAATAAACGGTACAAATGCAATTGCATTAAAAGATATATTTAGTTCATTCCCTGTTATAAAGCGAGGGCAAAATGCAGTCATAATACGACCAGCTAATGTAGGAATAGCGGAATTAACGTATAGGGAGCGGTTTAGATGAGAACACCAAGTGGAGACTTACATGTCGTTGATTTTAAAACAAATCAAATCGTTTCAGATATACAACCGAAAGACTATTGGGATGACAAACGACATTGGGAAATCAAAAATAATATCGATACTCTAGAGTTTAGGGTATTCGAAAATACAGATCATGCAGCAACACTTGTACAACAAAATTTAGTACTAAAGGAAGTACGTGGTGGTAGAATCGTTCCTTATGTAATTACAGAAACGGAAAAAGATTCTAAAGATAGATCATTAATGGTTTATGCATCTGGTGAATGGATTCAGCTTGCTAAAGCAGGAATTATTGAGCCACAAAAACTAGAAAGTAAAACATTGAAACAATGTATGGAAATAGCTCTTAAAGGGACGAAGTGGACAATAGGTAAAACCGAACATGATGGAGCGCATTCAATGGTAATTGAAGAATTTACAGATCCATTGGATTTACTTAAGAAAATTGCCGCTTCATTTGAATTAGAACTTCAATATCGTGCTGAAGTTGTTGGTTCTAAAATCGTTGGACGCTATGTGGATATGGTTCAGAAACGAGGAAGAGATACAAGAAAAGAAGTAACCTTTGGTAAAGATTTAATAGGAATTAAACGTATTGAGAACTCTCAAAGCATTTGTACAGCTTTATTAGGTTTTGTAAAAAAAGAAAATGGGGAATTCATTACAATCTCATCCATAAATAAGGGGGTTCCTTATCTTGTAGATGATGCAGCTTATCAACGCTGGAATGAGAACGGAAAACATAAATTCGCTTTCTACACTCCACAAACAGACGATCAAAATATGTCTCCTGAGAGACTTTTGACTTTAATGAAAACGGAAATGGGTAAGCTTGTGAATGCTTCCGTTTCTTATGGAGTCGATGCACAAAATATAGCAAGAATACCTGGTTTATCACATGAAGAAATCAATGAAGGAGATACAATTCGAATTATAGATGAAGGGTTTACACCTAAGTTGTATCTTGAAGCGCGAGCTATTGCTGGTGATGAATCTTTTAAAGATCTTACACAAGATAACTATGTATTTGGTGATTATCGTGAAATCGTCGATCAAAATGATGAACTACGTAGATTATACCAAAAAATACTAAGTTCATTGTATGACAAGGTTCCGCAAGAGTTATTTGACCAATTAAATAATAAAGTAAAGGAACAAAACAAAGACATCATTGATGCTAAAGATAAAGCTGATCAGGCACAAAAAGAAAGCCAAACAGCAAAAGATTTGGCAGAAACAACGCAGAAATATATAGAGCAGAACATGGTTGATATTATTGAACAACCAACAGCTCCTACTGAGAATTTACGTGATGGGAAAACTTTGTGGATAGATAGTTCTGATCCTGAAAATAAGGTGCAGAAACTTTGGAAAGGTGGTCAATGGCAAAGGGTTACTCCAGATACAGGACCATTAAAGCAAAGTATTAAAGAGGTTAAGGAAGATATTGAAACAGCTAAAACAGAATTGAATCAAAAGGTTCAAAGTGTGGAAGGTAAAGCGCAAGAAATAGCTGGACAAATAGTGGATGTTCAAAAGCAAGTTAATGGAAAAGTGGATCAAACATGGATTAATACACAGTTAAAAGATAAAGCTGATAAATCTGGAGTGTTTACAAAAGAGGAAATTAACAATGGATTTATTGGTAAACAAATCTATGAAACTGATAAGAATGGTAACGTTAAAAAGTTCCAAGATATTAACACATCTATGAGTCAAACAAATGAGGCTCTTAAACAAAAAGCAGAGAAATCGGAGCTAACGAAAACGAATGAAGGCTTGTCACAGTTGGAGCAGAAGACAAACGAGATTAAGACAACAGCTGAGGGGACGAAACAGACTCTTACAGAACTTAAAACGCAAGTAGATAATACAAAACTAGATGGACGAAATTCGCTTAAAAACTCTAATTTTTCTAGTTATATTGTTAATGATTCTATAAGTTGGGACAAATCGTTAAATGGGAACCTTCAGGCATCTGGTTGGGGAAGTGGGTATAACGGTGGTGTAGCAGATCCAACAAAAGGTTATCATGCCCATCTAGATATAACTACTTTCGGTTATCCAGTTGTAGCGTTTATTAATAAAAACAGTATCATCGGTCAAAAAAATAGATGGATGGGTATAGCTGAAGATGTGGTTGCAGAATTTGCGAGAAATAATGTCGCGGGTAAAGAAATTACTATTAGTATGGATATTTGGTCAGATACAAAAGGTTTCCGTATAAACGGTGGTTTACATCATTTTATTGAAGGTAACACAGCACAAAGCTTTCACAGTGGTCAGTATGTGTTTAATGTAAGTGAAGTTAATAGATGGGAACGCTATACGTTTACCATGAAACTTCATGAAAAATTTGACGGTACTAAAGTTTCTAGATTGTATATATATGGTGGCGAAGGTATTGAAGGTACAGCGTATGTAAAAAACGTCAAACTTGAATTAGCTAACGTTGCTACAGCATGGACACCAGCGCCAGAAGATCAAGTAACAACAACTGATTTTACTAAAAAGACAGTGGAGATTGAAAACAGTATTAAAGGTGTAAATACTACTGTTAGCAATATTCAAAATGAACAAGGAAAGCTTACGGAACGTGTAACGAAATCAGAGCAAACCGCAGATGGGTTTAAAGCTTCTATTGAATCGTTAACAAAAAAAGATACTGAAATCAGTAACAAATTAAATACAGTTGAACAAACTGTAGAAGGTACAAAAAAGACGATAACTGATATACAATCCGATACAAACGGACTAAAGAAAACAACAACCGAAATTAAAGAACAAGCTGGGAAGACTAGTGAAAAATTAGAGAGTGTTGAGAAAAAGTTTAATGATATGAAGTTTAGCGGACGTAACCTTCTGTTAAATACAGGTGGCACACTTAAATCTGATACTGGAACGAACATTTCAAATACTGATTTAAAATCTTTTAAATTTGTTCCTGATACTTTCGAAATGATTAGAGGTCAAGAAGTTGCTCTTTCTATTACGGCTAGAACACAAGCTTTTTCGAAGGGAACACCTAGCCCTTGGATTGGTATGGAATTATCAGTGACATATGAAGATAATGAGCAAGTTTGGCTACCTATTCGTATAGAAGACAAAGTCGCTACCTCTCAAGGTTGGGTTCGTTATTCTGCTGTTGTTACAATAAAAAATAAAGCAATTAAAACTGGTTATCTAAATAGTTTAATTCGAAATGTAAAAGGTATGGTTGAACTTAAAGAATGGCAAATTGAAATTGGAAATAAAGCAACTGAATATAGACCAGCGGCAGAAGATCAAGTAACAACCGATGAATTCACCAAGAAAACAACCGAAATTGAAAAAAGTGTGGATGGTGTAAAAACTACTGTATCAACTGTTCAAAAAGATCAAGGTACAATGCAAACTACCTTGAATCAAGTTAAACAAACAACAGATTCTAATGCACAAACCATTACAACTCTATCGCAAACACAGGGCAAACAAGGGGGAATTATTCAACAAAACACGAGTGATATCACACAGTTGAATAATCAAATCAAATCCAAAGTAACAGATACTCAAATGCAAGAGTATGTGGGTAGATTAGGAAGTACTAACTTACTATTTAATGCTGCATTTGAAGACCGAGTAATAAACGCTACTACAGGAGTTGTAACGAGTAGAAAACCGAGTATTTCTAAATGGAGTGTCGGTCCAAACGGCAGTAACTTTACAGCTGTACCAGAAACAGCGAGAAACCATGACGGTATGAATTCCGTTAAATTAGAATCGTCCGGGCAGACAGTAGACAAAAATGCAGCGTTCTATCAATCATTACCTGTATCTCCTAACTCCGGTGATTATGTGTTATCTGCATGGTTCTACACAGATGCAGTTGCTACGATAGATAATACAGCATTTGTAATGATTGAATTTTACAATGGTTCTACTTGGGTTACGAATAAAGTTGTACAACTTGTACCGTTACTGACTAATGGATCATGGAAATTTATTAGTGTAACTATGCCGGCTCCTGCATCAGGTGTTACTACGATACGTTTCATGGTGGTTATTAGAAAAAACGGTAGACTTTGGGTATCGCAACCACAACTACAACAAGGTATTACACCTTCTAGTTTCATGGAGAATCCGAAAGACTATGCTAACTATGACCAACTTGTAGGCGAAATCGGAAAGAAAGTGGCTACTTCTGATTTTGATAGTAAAGTTTCTAAAATGGAAACAACTATCAATCAGCAATCTAATCGTATTGACTTAAAGGCTGAGAAAAATGATGTTTATACGAAAACAGAAGCAAACGGTCAATTTGGAAGTAAGGCTTTAGTGGATTCGCATACTTCTCAGTTATCTGTAATGAGTAATGAAATTAATTCTACAGTCAAAAAGGGCAATATTATCTCATCTATCAATCAAACTGCAGAACAAATTCAAGTCCAGGCTAATAAAATCAACCTTGTAGGATACGTTACAGCCGAACATCTTAAAGGGGATGTTTTGGAAGGGATGAATATTAGGACTTCCCGGCAATCGAATGACCCTAGATGGGTAGAGATAATGAAATCTAATGTTCGATTAAAAGAGGATGGGCTTGTAAGAAGTTATTGGGGATTTTATACGCGTAATGATGGTGGGGTTCAGCCTTCTTTATTTTTGGGGAAAGATTCAACAGATACTGTAGGTTCTATAGCAATTACACAAGTGACGCCGAATAAAACAGATTTTGCAAATGCTTGGGGAACAATTGGTATGGTTAATGAAATTAGTAATAATATGTTTAAAACAAATGCTACTGTAGGGTTCTTTAGAGATAGTGGTGGTAGGTTAGAGTTGAGTGCGGGTGGACATGTTCTCATAGATTCTAAGGGATTAATTAACGTAAGAAGCGATGATTTTCTGTTATTAAGAGCTAAGAGAACAATGAGGTTGGAAACTACATGGGATAATGGCGGTACTAATATTAACATGGAAGCAACAAAAAGTTTTAATGTTATGGCTCATTCTCAAATTTGGCTAGCTTCTAATGAGGAACATTTTTACGATAGTAATGCAGGTAAGTTTTATTTTAGAAATAGAAATAAACCATCTGATCAGAATAGTGTCTTAATTGATGATGATAATGCTAATGCTGATATAAGACTAGCATATATACGAGTGAGAGCATCTCATGTTTCGGGATATCAAAATTCTCTTCAAGTTAAGAATTATAACGGTACTGAATTTAGGGATTTGGAATGCCGAAGTCTAACTGTTAATGGGAACTTTTACAATAAATCAACTAAGAATATTAAAGCTAATATTAGGGATTTGCCGTTTGATCCTGTAGAAAAAATTATGGCTTTGCAACCAAGGAGTTACAACTTAAAAACGGAAGTAGAAAAGTTGTATAAGATGAGAGAAGGAAAAGAAGAAGGAGAAGAGCCGTTCACAACAAAAGATATTGTAGCGAATTATGGTTTTATAGCAGAAGAGACCGATGAAATATTCAAATCAGAAGATGGTAAGGCTGTTAATATATATGGAACTTTGGCAATTCATATCGCAGCCACTCAAAAGATGCATATTGAATTGAAGGAAGTAAAGGAAGGAAATAAACAATTAAAAGAGCAAGTTTCAATGCTTATAAATGAAGTATCCACATTAAAAGATTTAGTTCGAAAATTAATAGACGAGAAACCAGAGCAGCCATAAGCTGGTCTATTTTTATTATCTAAAAAAGGAGAGGAAAAGATGGATCGTATTGATGTATTATTAAAAACTTTTATTGCCACTTTTGGTGGCTTCTGTGGGTATTTTTTGGGAGGATGGGATGCAACATTGAAAATCTTATTGACGATGGCAGTTATTGATTATTTAACTGGCATGATTGTAGCAGGATATAACGGAGAATTAAAAAGTAAAGTTGGTTTCAAAGGCATCGCCAAA